TTAGCTGCAGCAAGACCATCAGAAGCAGTTGCACCAACGAATGGGTTAGATACCATGCCGTAACGGGTTTTGAAACCAATTTTTGGCTGGAAGCTATCCTCAGCAACGGCGCGAACCATTGTAAGAGGTACGTATGGGCAATAGAAGATACCAGCGTCATATGCGTTAGTACCTTTATAACCTGTTGTGATATAATCGACTGTTGCATATGGATCAACATATACTTTTGTGCGACCATTAAGAACACCGGCAAATGTGTTACCAGTATCGTCAACATTCAGGTTATCTTTAAGTGCTGGTGCATAGTCAAGCATACCAGTTGCGGACAAGCAAGATGCAACATCGCTAGAAGTGATGATAAAGTTACCACGACCACGGCGAGTTTCTTTTGCGATTACGTTTGCTTCACGCTCAATTTGGATCATAAGACCTTTGAACTTTTCAACGCTCCAACGACCATCTGCATCTGTAGACAGATCGAATACACCATTCATAGCAGTAGAAGCTTGGCTTGCACCAGTTTTAGCTTGACTGTTGATAGAACGGATAACTTCACGATTGATTTCTGCAAGGATTTCAGTTGAAAGAATGTTAGCCAGTTCGCCTTCTGCGTCCAGACCGTGGATTGCTTTCAGATCCTGTGCGAGTTCAAGCGAATATTCCGCTTTCAATGCGCGTGTTTTCGCAACGACTTGCGCTTTGTCGATGGTGAAACCCATCTCAGCGAAAGCTGTTGAACCGCTAGTACCCAATGCTTCACCGTCAGCAGTAGACATACCAGTACCATGTGCTGGGCCAGTACCGCGCTCGGAGTCGATTGAGGAGTCGCCACTTACGTGACCGGCTGTACCGTCAAGACCTGCAAGACCAGATGGGCCGCCGCTATGAGAACCTGTACCAGAGAAACCAGTTCCAGCTTCGTTGAATAGTGCTTCGCCATTGTCTGTTCCGCCACCGCGAGTAGTGCGATATGTGGATTTCATTGCAAAGATCAGTCCAGTTGGACCAGTCATTGGCTGAACACCACAAACGTCATATGCCATCATATTTGGCATAGAACGACGAACAAGAGAAATCAGAACTGGATCCCAGTTTTGTACGTTTGCACCTGTTGAGTTAGTTGGTGCGGCTTCGTTGAGTGAGCCGAAGCCAGCTTGTTGCTGACGCTGTTCCATAAGAGCCTTTTCTTGGTTCTCAAGTACAACGGCAGTTACTGCTTTCCGGTGCTTGTCTTGAATGTCACCAGCTGATTCTTCATTCAGAACTGGAGCCCATTTTTCTACTAGTTGATTATATTGCATAACTTTTATACTCCTTAGTTAGCTTTTAAGGCAGCGATATATTGTGCCATATTAGAAGAAACTTCTACTTGATTAGTTTCTTCATTATTTTCTTCGGTAAGTGTTTCCTCAACAATAGCGGTTGGTGTGTCCACAGTTTGTTTTGCTGAAAAATACGATTCTTTGATAGTCATAACTTTGAAAGCAAATTTTTCTTCGTTTTCAAAATCTACACCTTCGGCCAATTTTTCTAGTTTAGAAGCTTGAGTGTCAGCAAGGTCCTTAGATGCTTCAGAAATAATCATCATGCGCTTAAGGTTATTCATGCTTTCATGCATTTCCATATTAGTTGAAGTTTCAGCGTTCAAGCGGTTTTCCAACTCTTGAACTTCCTCAGCTAATTGATCAACTAGATCAACTTTGGATTCTGGGACTTCGATGTAAGATTCAACAAACAAGCTTTGCAACTTATTCATAAACCCTTCAGCGATTTCAGTCCGAATGCCTGCTTCAACAGCAATGCGATTCTCTTCCATCCAATTTTCGACAACGTAGTTAAGATAGGAATCAATTTTATCAACCAAATCTGTTTTGGCTTCTACGATTGCTTCCGTAGTCTCTTCGGCAAATTTTTCCTCAAGACTATCGATTTTAGCATCAAATGCTTCATCCAATTCTTGAACTTTACTTTCAACGCGATTGTTGATAGCAGCTTCAAAAATTACACTTGCTTTTGCTTTAAAATCTTCGCTAAGAGACTCATCTCCAGAAATCAAAACTTCCAAATCTTCATTTGCAGAGGTATCTTCCTCAACAATTGCTTCCTCTTCCATATCAATTTCTTCTTCCATCACACTTGCGTACAATGATTGAAGTTGAGTTACTTCCATCTTGTCAATGGCTTCTTTCATTTTGGCTTTTGCGCCTGACGCCGATGCTTTTGGCACCGCCGCTTTTTTAGTTTTACCGGCGGCAGCTTTTACAGATGCTACTGATTCATCTTCAGTTGGAGGTGTTTCCATAGCCGATACTTTATCGCCTTTTGGTTCACTTCTTTCCTGAAGTTCTTCATCGCCTTCGTGAGATTCCACAATTTCTTCCTCATCATGGATCTCGTACTCTTGATTGTTATCAGTCATACTTGACTCCTTTTCTTATTTCAACAATGAGAGGAAATTCTTAAACTCACGAACTTTGGCTTCTACCAATGATCTTGATGGAGTTTTGTTTATTTCAGTCTCTATTTTTTCAATATCTTGAGCGCATATCAATCCATTATTCCAAACCCAATCTACGCCTTCCATGATGCCATTTACAAATGCATCAGGCGCGCTTGGATCTTGAACAATGTCTACAGTGTTAAGATGATAATCACCTTTAACTTCCATAATCCCATTATTATTTTTCTCAAGACTTCCCATACCACGAGTCGAAACACCTAGTTGACAGCCACCATCTAAAAGACCTTTTACAATCTTACCCATGGGAGTATCTAATATAAGTGCTTTACCCATCACATTATTTCCCTCAAACTTAAGGTCTGTAATACGATGGGATACCTTGTCCAAGTTTACTGTCGGACCGTCAGGATGATTTAACTCACCTACAGCACGACCAGTTTTAACTTGTTCATTAAAGTATTTTTCAACGGCAGGTTTCATAACCGCCATTGGATAATTTCTTTTGTTGCGATTAGGCTTATCTGCTTGTGCAAATACGCCTTCGATCTGATAAGACTTTTCACCGTTTGCTTTAGACTCTTTGATCAATGATAGATCGTGGTCACAATATTCTGCAATTAGTTTCATATCTTATCCTTTTTTATATTGATTAATGAATTCTTTTGACATAGCAATTGCTTCTTTTTCAGTTTCATAATTATCAAGATGTTCTCCATCAATCATGACTTTAAACTCATTGCCTTTTTTAGTAATCTCCACATTAGATTTTCCCACTTTAATGGTCTTTTCTGAAAGTATAGATTCTTTTAGTTCTTTAAAAGTTTTCATTCAATTTCTCTTATTTTTAACTTTAGTCTATGTTATTTATACAAATTTAATTTTCAACTTCAGATGAATTAAACATATTGCTACCAATATTAATTCGTTCTGCTTCCAATGCATCTCTCATTTTGTTGCCTAGCATAGTAGAAAACATATCTCCCGCGTTTCTAAAGTCATCTTCTGCCACAGCATTTACAAAATCCGATTCCATAGACTGACTTTCTTCGTTTTCTATATTTTCATCTTCCACTCCAATTTCTGGCGTGTCAAAAGTTTCATTTTCTACTTCAATATTTTCATCTTCCATTTCAATTCTCCTTATTATCAGTTATATTTATATAACTTTTGATTGCTAATTCTTCTAAATTAAATTCGCAATTTTCCAAAACAGTATTTAATGTCATTTTTTTGTAAAACTCAATTGCTTTTTGATAACAATTTTTTATATCTTTTATATCTGCACATTCAATTAAATCAATAATTGATTCTACAGTTTCTATTATCAAGTATTTTCCTATATCTTGAGAGTTGCATTTATTACCTAGAATACAATCGTCCCAATCAATGATAATCCATTTACCAATATCGTATTGAAGTATGTTTCCATATCCACCGTCAATATTATAGTATGGAAAAAGTTTTAAATTCACTTTTACATATTTTACAAGAATATTTTCAAGATACAAATCTATATCTGTGTATATAGATTTAAATTTTTTATTTTTAAAAAAAGATATATCATCATCAAAACTAACTTCATTTACTATATTTTCTTCTAAATCAAATTGATAAGGAATCTTATTCATTTTATAAGTTAAAAATTTATTATCTTCAATTTTATAATCAGACAATATCAACTCAGTATCACTCACTTCATTTATTAATTTTATCTGATTTCCTACATTTAAATTGTACGCTGGTTTAAAAGGTATAGTTTTTATAATATGATTGTTATTTTCATATACCCATCTAGGACAACCATTTTTATTGCCTTTTTCGTGTTTAATTAAATTCATTAAACTATTCGGGCTTAGTGGGCCAAGTTATATTTGTGGGAAATCCTGCTTGGCTTGGTACGTCCCGTAAAAGTTGTCTGTATGTTACCCAAGCAGACTTATCTACAGGAGAGTCATCAACCTGTGTCCAATCTGAAGTTG